TATTACAGATGCAAAAGATATGGATGCTTTCATAGCTTTGTTCTTATCATGGGATGGTGATGGCAATAAGTCAGGAATACTTTATGATTGGCCTGAATTGGTAGAGTAATTAAATGCCTTTAAATAAAATCACATTTAAACCAGGGGTAAACAGAGAAACTACTTCTTATGGGGATGAGAACGGGTGGTTTGACTCTGATCTTATAAGGTTTCGTAAAGGAAGACCCGAAAAGATGGGCGGGTGGACTCGATTAACCAGCCAAACCATAGAGGGTGTTGGAAGATCTTTGCATACATGGTCTACATTAGATAACTCTAATCTTATGGGGCTTGGTACAGAGGCTAAGTTTTACATAGAGAACGGTGGTGGGTATAACGATATAACTCCTATACGATCTACGGTGACTTTAGGAACTAATCCTTTTACAACAGGTAGCGCTGGTTCAGGAATATTAACTGTAACGGCTCCTGCTCACGGCGCTGTTAATGGAGACTTTGTAACCTTTAGCGGGTCTTCTGCTGTAGATAGTATTGGAGCGTCAGCAATAAATAGAGAGCATGAGATTACCCTTATTGATTCTAACAGTTTTACTGTAACAACCACAGGATCTGCGGGAAGTGGGTCTACGGCAGGAGGTGGGTCTTCTGTTATAGCAGCTTATCAAATTAATACGGGATTAGGAACTGTGGTATCAGGCAATGGTTGGGGGGCAGGTCTCTATGGAGGCATATCTTCTTTCTACTCTCAAACAACTTTAGCAACGGGAATCAACGATTCAATTACATCAGCTATTGTTCTTACAAGTGCTTCTGATTTTGAAACCGTAGCTACTACAACTTCCGCTGATTTAACAGCGACAAGTGCTTCTATTCCTGTGGCAAATTCTTCAGGTTTTCCTTCTAAGGGAACAGTAAAAATAGGCAGTGAGTTTATTAGGTATACAACTAATGCAAGTAACGCCCTTTCGGATTTAACCAGAGCTTCTGACGGGTCTACCGCTGCCACCAGTAGTAGTGGAGATGCTGTTACTTTTGTAGGTTTAATTAAAATAGAAAACGAACTCGTGCTGTATACAGGTAAAACAAGTAACACATTAGACGCTGGTGTTGTAAGAGGGGCTAGAGGAACAACAGCAGTTTCTCATAGTTCAGGAGTTGATGTTAAAGAAGCGAATGACTTTATAGGATGGGGTGATGCCGCCTCTACTTCAGCAAGTGTAGGATCTAACATACGTCTTTGGTCTCAAGATAATTTTGGTGAAGACTTGGTGATGAATGTTTTTGACGGAGGTGTATATTACTGGGATAAAACTTTAGGATTAAGCGCTCGAGCAACCCCTCTTTCTTCTCAATCAGGTGCTTCTGACGCACCAACAGTTGCTAGAAAGGTTTTGATATCAGGCGCTGACAGACATGTTATTTGTTTTGGCTGTAACCCTAGAGGAGAAACTGATCAAGATCTTTTACAAGTAAGATGGTCTGATCAAGAGAATCCGTTTAACTGGACACCTCAAGTAGATAACACAGCGGGTGGCATCAGGATATCTTCAGGTTCACAAATTATATCCGCTCAAAGAACACGACAAGAAATATTGATATGGACAGATGTTAACATGCACGCAATGAGGTTCGTGGGCGGTGATCTTGTGTTCTCCTTTTCTTTAGTTGCGGGTAATACTTCGTTGTTAGGTCCTAACGTATCAGTGACCGTGGGCGATAGGGTATTCTGGATGGATAGAGAAAACTTCTACGCTTACTCAGGAAGTGTGCAAGTTATTCCGTGTACTGTTCTTAGATATGTTTTTGACAACATTAACCTAGAGCAAAGCTTTAAGTTTTTTGCCGCATCTAATCGTATGTTTGACGAAGTTTTTTGGTTTTATGCTACCGCAGACTCCGAAGAAGTTAACAAGTATGTTAAGTTTAACTATACTGAAGGCACATGGGACATAGGATCGTTAGCTCGAACAGCTTGGGTAGACTATGGTATACACGATAACCCAAGAGGATGTGGTGTTACTGGCGGAGCTAATGTAGTATACATTCATGAGAACGGTGAAGATGATGACGGAACTGCCATGACATGTTTTATAGAGTCTGCGGACTTTGACCAAGGAGATGGTGAAACCTATATGTTTATGAACAGACTTATTCCAGACATAGACATAACAGATAGCAGTACTGACTCTTCTGGTTCTGTAAGTTATATCTTAAAGACTAGAAATTTTCCTGGAGATAGCCTAACAACTAACTCAACAAATGCTGTTACACCTACAACTCAACAAGTCTTTTTAAGAGGACGCTCACGGCAAGCAGTTTTACGAATACAGAGTTCTGTAAAAGACATGGCATGGACTTTAGGAGATTTACGTATGGATATTAGACCTGATGGGAGAAGGTAATGGGAAGTTTATTAGACCATAGTTTTCCAGATGCTCCTAATGCATATGATCAGGCGCTTTTCCAAAGAATTTTACGGGACATAGAAATGGCCCTTACTAAGAAAGAATTTCCTATTGAGATAGAGAGTAAAGATAACAGTCGAGCATTAAGTTGGTTCTTTGAATAATGGCCTCAGTATATAAAAATATCGTAACTACGGTTGGATCCACGGGAGATGTCACAATTTATACGTGTCCAGCGGCTACAGAAGCTATTATTAAAGACATTAATTTGTACAATAGCCATAGTGGCTCTATAGTGGTATTCACTAAGATAACGGATACTTCTGCTTCTGCTACGGTTACGTTAAGAAAAGAAACGATTACGACTTTAGCTACTTCTGTTCTTCTTGAAGGTCCGTTTGCATTAGAAGCGGGTGATTTGTTAATCTTAAACTGTGACACTGCGTCAAAAATAATGGTGTTCGGTAGCGTATTAGAGGTATCACGATGATGGAATCAAATGTAAAACTTAGTGGAGAACCTTCCGCCCAAGCCCTTGCTTCAGGGTTAGCGACATTAGGACGGTATGGTGATAACTACATGGTTCACGCTGCTGAAGGTGAGACTTTTGTACCCAAAGAAATTTTAGACGCAAACCCCGCTCTTAAAACACAGCTATTTAATCAAATGAAAGCTATGGGTATTGAAGAACCTAATCGTTACGTAGTTGGTGACGCTCTTAACTCTATCAACCCTGTAACAGGTCAGCCGGAGTTTTTCTTTAAAAAGATATTTAAGGCTGTTAAGAACGTGTTTAAGAAAGTTCTTCCAATCGCCGCACCTATAATAGGCAATGCTATTGCGCCAGGAATCGGTGGTATCATAGCTTCTGGACTTACAGCAAAACTTCAAGGCGGATCTTGGGGTGATGCTTTAAAGTCGGCTGGGTTATCCTATGCTAGCCAAGCCCTTTTTCAAGGAATAGGTAATATTGGAGATACTGCTAGTGGAGGGTTTACTGGTGGTTTATCAAGAGGTTTATCATCACCTTTTCAAGCTGCACAAGGTCTAGTGGGGGTAGGAGATTACGCGAATCCTTTAAAGCAAGGTATTTTTAGCGGTAACTATGGTGCGGGTAAAGAAGGTATTATGGATTATTTAGCTCCAAATTATGATAAGACAGGTGGTGCTTCTTCAAATATTAGGTCTTTTTCTGGAGAAAAACCTGAAAATAGATTAGTTGGTACTGATAACAGTTCGTTAAATAAAGGTGTTCAAAAAATATCTTCAGGGGCTAATACTTCCGCAGACTTTGAACCAAATATAATGGAGGATTCAGGAAAAGTTTTTCAAATACGGAACAAAACAACAGGAGAACTTATAAACAGACCTACTTTAAGTATTAAAACTCCAGTTGAAGCTGTTAAGATGCAACCCCAATTATATGACCCTCGTAGTAGTATAAGCGATTTTGTTCAAGGACAAGGATTTGGACCTGAAGTACAACAATCTGCAAAGTTTTTACAAGATAGATCTCAAGGTCTTTTGAGTAATCAAGATGCGTTACAGAATGCTCTTGCAACAGGAGCGGTTGATTCTACAACAGGAGCTAGTATTATGGGTTCTTCTTCAGCAGCGCCTTCATCTGCAACATCAAATGGAATAATGTCTAAGCTAACAAACTTTGCTAAAAACCCAGCAGTTGCTGGACCTGCATTATCTGCAATTATACCAGCGGGACTTGCTTACTTAGCTTCCCCTGATGAGGAACTAACAGAAGATCAGTTAAGTGCTTTGACCGATCCTCAAAGAGCAGCCTATGACCAGTTTAAAGCGGGAAGGGCGGCTAATCCTAATTTTGCACAGACACCTGAAGGACAAGCTTTATTATCAAGAGCGGGTATTACTTCTAGTAGAACAGCAGCGCAACTTGCAAGATCTACGGGCGTACCCTTATCTCAAGCTGAAGCTTTTCAAAAAAGACGCTACGGTATAGTAAGCGCAGCGGGTGGCGGAGAAATCATTGGACCAGGATCAGGAACTTCTGATAGTATACCAGCAATGCTTTCCGATGGAGAGTTTGTTATGACTGCCGAAGCAGTACGAAATGCTGGCAAAGGTGACCGTGATCTAGGAGCCGCAAGGATGTACGATATGATGACTAAATTTGAGAGGGCAGTATAATGGCTGTTACACAAACCAGTTCAGAGTTACGCCAAGCTCCTTATATTGAGGAAGCTGGTAAAACTATACTTGATCAAGCTTTACTACTAGGTGAGACCCCCGTTAATCTTGCTGATATAGGTGCTACTCAGCAAATAGCTTCTCTTGACCCTCAGACACAAGCCGCTATTTCAGCGGGAGGCGGTCTAGGGCAGTTTCAAGATTTTATTACGGCTGGTCTGGCGTAAATCAAATGTTCACGGACGCTGGAACACAAGCTGCTGGTTCTGGACGGTTGTTTACTCCAGATCAGGCAACCATCGATCCCTTTATGAATCCGTATCAGAAGAATGTTACTGACGAAGCCCTTAAAGAAATGACTAGGCAAGCTGATATTCAGCGTAAAGGCATAGAAGCTTCACAAGCTGCCTCTGGTGCTTTTGGCGGTGACCGTGGTCAACTACAGCTATCTGAATTTAACAGAAACCTAACAGATTTAACAAGTCGAAGAATATTTGAGGATTACTCTCGTAACTTTAATCAAGCTACGAACCAAGCTCAAACCGCTTTTGAAAGTCAGCAGAAACGTCAACAAGGCGTTGCTCAATTGTTGGCTGGCATAGGTCAAGGTAAGGCGCAAGAAGCTATAAGAGGTGCAGGTGCT